CTAGAAAGAGTTTAGCGTTCTTAATACAGCGTTCTATATTTCAAAGAGGACTTGAAAGAACACAGTTTTTTAGTAAACCATTTACACAGCAATTAAAAAAAGAAACAGACAACATAGTAAAATCTTTTGCTGATGATTTAGAATTAGCATTAGAACAAACATTAAAAGATTAAAATATGGGAATAGGCAGTATATCATTTAAACAAGAACCTGTAAACACAGCAGACAAAGTTCCTGTTATTACTAATTGGACACCATTAATTGGATATATGGTGCATCAAGATGACATTAGTGGTTTATTTTATTTTAAGTTAATATTAGAAATAAGATTAGATGATGCTTCAGGAACATTACTAGGTAAGGTAAAACAAAGAAGAAACGGATATAGTGTAGATGTTGCTGCCAATGAAGCTAGAGCATTTTTTGATTTAAGAGATATTGTTAATAGTCAGCTAATAGATACTGTATTCGACCAAAATGATACAGGCGTTCCGTTTAGAACAATTCATAAAGTAGGTGCAAATACAACAGCTAAACCTTTTAGTGTAAATGGAGATAATACTACTGACAAAACACAGATACAAACTATTTATGTAAAAGCATATCAACAATATAGCTCTACTGCTTCTGCTGTTCCTACTGAATATACATCTCCTACTGTTAATGACACTTTAATATATTTACAAGCATCACTACCTTTAATGACTCCTAGAAGTGCAGCAGGATATATACAGGGAACTGACTTTAACGTATTTAATGGTAGTGGGTCTTCTGATAGATTTCTAAGTGATTTAGAAACAAGCTCAGGAGATTATAATTTAAGTGGATATATTAATTATGTACAATGGAATGATGCGACAGATGTAGGAGATTATCATACAGTAGCTTTTTTAAATGATACTGCTAATTTTGATAGTGAAACTAATTATGTAGAAATTGTGTATTATAATAGTTCAGGGGCTGTAATTGGAAATAAGCAATATATATTAAATGACAGTTCTAATGGAGGATGGGAACCTGATAATAGTGAAGCTACCACACCGTCAGACCCTATGGAAAACAAGTATCAATTATTGTATTTTGGTGCAGGTCCTGGAAACTTAGAAGAATCAATAGTAGAATCTTGGAATGGAACTTCGGAGGTGTTTGGTGGTGCTCAACCATCTAACTTTACTAATTGGGCATATTATACAGTTAGAATGTGCTCTAACAAATCACCTGCTACAATTTCTTATAAAACTGCCCCTTATTATTTTATTAAACAAGATGGAAGCTGTAAAGGTTTTAAAGTAAGAAGATTGGCTTGGCGTAATAGTGTTGGTGGCTATGATTATTTTAATTTTAAAAAGAAATCTACACAAACTGTAGGGATTCAAAGAAATAATTATAATTCACTTATTGGAACTTATAATAAAAGTCAATGGAGATATAACAATACACAAAGTGGTAAACAAACTAGACAAGTTACAGCAACCCTAAAAGAAACTCTTAATACTGATTGGATAAGTGAACAAGATGGTAATTTATTAGAAAAGCTAATAATGTCTACAGCTGTTTATATAGTAGAAAATGCAGACACTACATATACTCAAGCTGTTATGATAACTGATTCTAGCCACGTTAGAAAAACAATAGCTAACGATAGAAAAATACAATACACTATAAATATAGAATACGCAAATCCACTAAATACAAATAGCTAATGAATGTAAGATTAGTAGCATATAGAAAAGCCACAAGTGGATCATCTTCTACAACGGCTTATAATTTAGACCTACAAGAAGCACCTAATATATCGCTTAATTATCAATTTAGTGATGTTAAAGAACCTGAAACTAGAAAAGGTAGCTTTAGCCAAACATTTAAACTACCATTCACAGACAACAACAATCAGTTCTTTCAGGATTGGTATAATGTAAATCTAGACACATTAGTATTTAATACTAGAACTAAATTTGATGCAGTTTTATATATAGGAACTGTGCCACAATTTGAGGGTGCATTACAACTAAAATCTGTATATAAAAAAGCTCAATGCTATGAGGTAGTATTAATGTCTAGTAGTGCCTCACTATTTAGCACAATAGGAGAGCAAAGATTAAAAGATGTATTTAAAGAAGATGACGGCAGTTATAGTGCTGACCTTAATCACGTCTATAATAATACAAATATAGAAGCATCTTGGAACGGTGGCAGTAGTTCTTTTCAAAATGCAGCAGGAACACCTTTAAGAGATACTGATTTTGATGTTCAAAAGGTAATGTATCCTATTTCTGTAACAAGAGAAAAGTTCTATTATGGTGCTGAAGCTAAATATTTAAACTTAGACCCAACTACTGCAACTGCAATAGTGGCGGCACCTGATGGCGGTGTAGAAGCAGCTTGGGATAAAGCTGTAGATATAAACCAATTCAGACCTGCTGTTCAAATCAAATATCTATTTGATAGAATAATGGCTAAAGCAGGATTCTCTTATACTTCTGATTTTATAAGTGGTACAGGTGATTATTCTTCTGATAAGTATTTTGGTAAGATATTTATGACAACAGGAACGGCATTAGAAGCAGGTGCTTTACCTACTACTAATACAAATGCTTCTCCTAGTGGTGTTATGCAAGTATCTAACAATGCTCAATGGGGAACACATACAATACCTGCAGGAACTTCAGGGTGTCAAAGTTTTCAATCTGTTGTACCTGCTAATACTACATCAGCTTCAGGAACTTGCACTACACCTGCTGATGCTGATAGTGTTTGGAACTCCACTTACAATTATTTTACAAAAAAAGATACTACTATGGAACAAGTGGTTGTAAAATATATTCCTAATTTTGATAATTTTGAAAATTGTGGTGGCAATATCTCTATTAAAGCATTTTTAAGAGAATGGAATACTACTACTAATGCACCTGGAGATGTTATTTATGGCGATATGTCAGATGTTCAATTACAACCTATAGTAGGAAGTTTTGGAACAGGGTTTATATGGACTCACGCTTTGTCTTTAGAAGAAATGCCACTAGACAAATCAGCTCAAATAGTTCTTGAAGTGGGACAATTACAACAAGACAATGCTGCTGCCACTAGCACAGTTACTATTGGTAATTCTAATGCAGATGCTTTATCTTGTGGAACTTTTTACAATAACATAAGAATTGACTGGATAGGATATAGCACTAATGTATTTGGGGCTACTGTAGATGTTCCTGCCTGTATAGATGCTGATATTACACAAAGAGCATTTTTAAAAGACATAATACAAAGATTTAATCTAGTTATATTAACAGACCCCAATGATGACACCAATCTTTTAATAAAACCGTATGATGACTTTATAGCTAGTGGAGAGATAAAACAATGGACAGATAAATTAGATACATCTAAAGAGATAGTAGTAAAAGACACTACAGAATTACAGAAAAAAACAATACATCTTACAGACCAAGAAGATGTTGATTTATATAACAAATCATTTAAAGAAAGATACCCTGAACTAAATGTATTTGGACATCTTAAAATAGATGAATTTAATAATGAGTTTGCAACAGGAGAATTAAAGAACGAATCTATTTTTTCTCCTTATATAAATAGTCAAGTATTTGTTACTGATGAAGAGCAATATGGAACATTGCTTCCGAATATGGCAGTACAATATGAATATAGCTATGAAAATAACGATGGTGTATTTGAAAATAAAATTAAAAAAACAAAACCAAAACTATATTGGTATAATGGAACAGCTACAAATGTTTTAAATCCTGCAGGTACACAGGTAGACTATTATATGCACAGGTCTACATCTACAGCAGTTACAGCTTATACATTTAATACTTATCCTGTCTGCACACCTTTCGATATAACGCCTAGCAGTAATGTATATACACTTACAGAAGATAATCGTTCTTTATATTGGAACGCCACACCGCCAATAGTAGGAAATTTACAGGTATTTAATTATCAAGGATATATAGGAAACTGGTTTACTAAAACATTATATGGCGAGTGGTGGAAACCATACCTAGACAATATATATAGCTCTGAAGCTAGAATAATGGAATGTTATTTAAATCTTAATGAAGTAGATATTTTTGATTTTAGCTTTGCTGATGAAATCTTTATAAAAGATACATATTGGAGAATACTAAAAATACAGAATTATCAAGTAGGCGCTAAAGCATCTACAAAGGTTACATTAATAAAATCACTAGATACTAGGTCTAATTGTAATGGCTGTGATTATTCTTTAGGAACTGTAGGGGGTAGTAATTTATTTTGGGATACTTACTATTTATGGTGTCCTGACGATAATCCTGGATGCACACCTGTAATTACAGGGTCTTATCCTCCTGGTGTTTATACAAGTCCTGAATGTTGTACTTGTAATGGTGGTATAGTTGCGTGGGATTTAATAGACCCCAACACTAATTTATACCCTTGTATGGCTAACGCAAGCAGCTTGCCGTTAAGAATAAAAAGTATTTTATCATCTACTAACATAATGAGTCAAGGACAGCTTAAAACTCTTATATATGATAAATTAGGTGGTAGAGATAGACCATTAATAAGAGGTGTAAATAACACTAAATACAGTCAGAATTTATTACCTACTTATGGAGATGATATTATCATAAAATACAAAAGTAAAAACAGAAAGACACCACAGTATTCAGGAGAGAATCATAGAATTACTTTAAGCGGTTACACAGTAGGAAATACAACAGGATATGCTTATCCGCAAGGCGACCCATACGGCAAACCACTATTGATTCCTGATAATGTAAATCTACTTGTTAGAGTAAATACAATAGTGACTGTAGTAGGTGGCACAAGTGCAACATATCCACTAGGAAGAACAGAAGCAGTAGCTTATTATGCAGGTTTTAGAATAACTAAAGGACAAGTAATTAGAGTAGGTACGGCAGGGGGTGTGCAAGAATTTAGCATTACTGAGGCAACTATAGCAGCTAGTTGTACTATGAATATAGCAGTACAAACAAATGCTGATGGACAAAATGTATTAGCTTTTGGTTTATTAGATAGTCAAACAGATACTAAAAGATTATGGAATCTTAAAGCAGATATAAGTTTAAATAGAATTAATAATATGAATTTAGAATATGATGGTAATTGGGCATTGTTCCAAAATGGCGACAACATCTTATTCCAAAATGGAGATTATATGTTATGGAATTAAAAAATTATATAGAATCAATGGCAAAATTAGTAATACCTACTATAGACCACATACAGCTAGTAGAATATACTGACAAAGAGTTAGATTTTGCTTATGGTATGGAAGAATATCACACAAGTTTTAGAAGAATGTTTAAACAATTAATAAGATTGCTATGGCGATAGAAAAAACAATAAAATTAAAAGTAGATAGTAAAGAAGCTGTACAAGGTATAGACCAAGTAGAGAAAGGTGTAAAAGGCATAGATTCATCAGCTAAAGGCGCTAAGACAGGACTTGGTGCAATGACAGGTGCAGCTAAAGGTTTAGGTTTAGCATTTAAAGCTATGGGAATAGGTCTTATTGTTTCAGCATTTGTTGCCTTAAAAGATGCACTAGGAGAAAACCAGGTAATAATGGACAAGGTAAATATAGCAACCGCTGTTATAGGGGATATATTTCAAAAATTAGTTAATACAATTTTATCTGTTGTTCAAGGATTAGGTTTATTAGGAAAAGCAGTAGGTAAAGTTTTAAAAGGAGAATTTAAAGAAGCAGGAGAAATAGCTAAAGAATCTTTTAATGGTGTTAAAGAGGCAGTTGTTGGCAACAATGAAAGTTTTAGTGACTTTATTAAAAATGCAAAAGAAGCAGGAAAAGAATCAGTAAAATTTGGTAAAGATTTAGTAAAATTAAGAAACGAAGTAAAACTAGCAGAGGCAGAACAAAGAGGACTACAAGCAACTTATGAAAGAGATGCAGAATTGCAAAGACAAATTAGAGATGATATTAGTTTAACTATAGATGAACGTATAGCAGCTAATGAAGAACTAAAACGTATATTAGACGAGCAATTTACAGAAGAAAAAGCTTTAGCAAATAAAAAGGTAGAATTAGCAGAATTAGAATTGTCCAAAAACAAAGATAACGTAGATTTACAAGTTGCTTTACAAAATGCTAAAAATGAATTACTTGAATTAGATAATAGAATAACAAGTCAAAAATCTGAAAATTTAGTAAATGAGAAAGCTTTAGAAAAAGAAAAAGCAGATGCTATACAAGCCACTATAGACGCTGATAAGAAAAGAGTAGAAGAATCAGAAAAAAATGCAAATAAAACAGTAGATACAGCTAAAAAAACAGGAGAAGCAGAAGTTAAAATAGCTGAATTAACAGCAGAAAATAAAAGAGCTATAGTAGCTAATTCACTAGGACAAATAAGTTCTTTGGTAGGAGAAGAAACTAAAGCAGGTAAAGCATTAGCAGTAGGTCAAGCATTAATCAATACTTACTCAGCAGCCTCAGCAGCATTAGCGCCTCCCCCTGTTGGTGCAGGACCTATATTTGGACCAATAGCAGCAGTAGCAGCAGTAGCAGCAGGACTTGCTAATGTTAAAAAAATAGTATCTACTAAACTACCTGGCGTTAATGACAGTCCGCCTCCTGCACCTGATGCAGATATACCTACAACATCAGTAGGAGGAATAGGTGGATTAATTCCTAATATAGAATCTATAACTGGTCCTGACATATCACAGCAACCTGTTCAGGCATTTGTAGTAGAAAACGATATTAGTAATAGTCAGGCATTACAAGAAGAACTAGAAATACAGGCAACATTATAAACAAAAAACAACAATTTATATTTATTAGTATTATGGCAAAGAAAAAGAAAAAACTTATAGAACTTATTATAGACGAAGCAGCAGATATGTTTGGCGTAGATGCTATTTCAGTTGTTAAATTTCCTGCAATAGAAGAAAACTTTGTATTCTTTAATAATGACTTTTTATCACTTGCTAAAGTAGATGAGGAGAAAAAACAATTAGTAGGGGCAATTTTAATACCTGATAAAAAGATTCCTAGATTAGACAAAGATACTAATGAAGAATATGATGTATTCTTTACTAAGGAAACTATTAAACAAGCACAGAAGCTATTTATGTCTAGTTTAAACAACAATAATCACACTTTAGAACACAAAGAGCCAATACAGGGTTTAACTGTCGTAGAATCGTGGATTAAAGAAGATAAAAAATACGATAAATCTAATATGTATGGCTTTTCTAGTTTGCCTGTTGGTACTTGGTTTGTTCAAGTAAGTGCTGAAAATAATCCTGAAATATGGGATGCTATTAAGAATAAAGAAGTGAGAGGATTTAGTATAGAAGGATATTTTACAGACAAGCTAATAGAAGCATCTAAAGAAATAGATATTTTAGACGAGGTTTGTGAAGATTGTCCTGATGAGGTTATGCTAGGTAAAATAAAAGACATTATTCTACAGAATGAATTAAGACCTGTAGGTGCTTTAGATGGCGAACCATTATTTAGGACTAAAGAAGAAGCAGAACTATATGCTGAAATGTTTAAAAGCTGTGGAGGTAGCCATGCTCATACTGTTGATGGTATTAAGTTATGGATGCCTTGTGATACTCATGCTAACGCTACAATGAGAGAAGAACATTCTGAAACAGGAAGAAAAAAAAGAAAAAGAAAATACAAGATGCTAGAATATGTTGCTTATGCTAAGAAAAAAGCTATGCTAAAGTATTCTTGGGATGATTGTATGCGAGACCAAATTAAGCAATACGGCAATAAAGAAACTGCTGCTAAAGTCTGTGCAGCCATCAAAAATAGGACAGTAAAACGCTAAAGAAATAAACAATTTTAACACCTTTATATTTATTAATGTTATGGGAACAATAGAAAAAATTTTAAATATCTTGAAAATGAAAAATGAACCTAAATCTTATAGCGTAAAAATGTACGCTGAAATGAAATTAGATGATGGTCGTGTAGTTGCTACAGAAGATGAGCAATTCATGATTGGCTCTAAAGTATTTGCTATCTCTGATGATGGCGAAGCATCTGCGTTAGAAGCAGGTAGCTACACAATGGAAAATGGAAATAAATTAACTATTGGCGAGAACTCTGAAATCCTTGACTTAGGCGAAGAAAAAGAAGCTGAAGATGTTGAAGCATCTGAAGAAGAACTTTCTGAAGAAGTAGCTGAGGAATCTAAAGAAGAAGAATTAGCTGAAGAAGCTGATGTCGCTGACTGGAAAGGAATGGAAATTAGAATTAAAAATTTAGAGGATGCTGTAGCTGATTTAAAAGCTGATAAAGTAGAAGCATCTGCTGAATTATCTAAAGAAGAATCTGTAGAAGAAACTAATGAAGAAGTAAAAGAAGATTCTGAAGAAGATAAAACAGAAATGAGTTCAGAAGTTATGGGGGAACTTATGACACAAATAGAAGAACTTAAAGGTAAGATAGTAGAATTAAGTGGTGAACCTGCTACGGAGGGTATTTCATACAATCCTGAAGGGACTAACCTTAGTGCTACTGTCGATTTAAACAAACTGTCTATCAACGAGAGGACAGCATATTACATTAACAATAAATAATAAATAAAATGGCAAATAAAATTCAATTATCAAAAAGACGTGAATTTGATATAACTGTAAATGGCGATACATATGCAGGTGTTCACGCAATGCCTTATGTGACTGCTGCCTTGAGAAGTCCTGACACAGTTGCTAAAGGTTATGTTAGAATCTTAGATGGTCTAACAAAAAGTGCAGTAATTAACAATATCGCTTGTGCAAATCCTATTGTTGCTGCTGCTTGTGATTTCTCAAGTGGAAACGATACATCAACTACTGAGCAAGTTCTTTCATTAACTGACCTTAAAGTAAACGAAGAAATCTGTAGAGGAACAATCTTCCCTACTTGGATGGGTCAAGGAATGGACAGAAATGGTAACCTACCACAAGCATTTTCTGACTTCTTATTACAAGTTGTTGCTGGTAAAGCTGCTGCTCAATTAGAAATCGGAATATGGCAAGGTGCTTCTCCTTTTGGAGTTGGTTTCTTATCTGATGATGGTACTCAAGATGAGGCAGGTGCAGACGCTTCTGCTTGTAAAGACTTTACAGAAGTAGATTTCGCTGATGCTTTAGCTGCTTCAGACATCTTAACTGATATGGCTTCTGTATATAATGCTGCTGCATCTGACATTTCAGGAATACTTACTAAGCCAGGTGTTGGTTTCTATATGAACAACAAAACTTATGGTTTCTACATTCAAGCATTAGCTTCAGCAGGTTCTAATCAAGGACAAATCTCAGGATTAGGTTTTGATGCAAAATCTGACACAGCTACTTACTTTGGATACCCAATCTACAGATGTCCAGGTATGTTCAACGATACTATCCTTTTCACTTATCCTGAAAACTTAGTATTTGGAACTAACCTTGCTACTGATTGGACAGAAGCTCGATTGATTCCTACTTACGAGTATGATGGTTCTGACAACGTAAGAGTTGTAATGAACTTTGCTGTAGGAGTACAAACTGCTGTAGCGACAGATGGTGTTTACGGTTCAACTGTTTGGACTTAATAGATACTTTAAATGGGAGGTTGTAATAGACCTCCCTTTTATTAACCTTTTAATAATATAATAATATGGCTTGTGATATAACAAGAGGACGATTGATAGATTGCAAAGATAGTATAGGTGGTTTAAAAGCTATTTATATTTGTAAGAATTACAATAATAATATATCTGCTGTAGCTACAATTAATACTACTGAAATGACAACAGCAGGTTTTGCTACTTGGTCTGGTGCTACAGGTAGTGCTACTACTGTCTTTAAATACGATTTAGTACAGAATCTATCTTCTCTTACGGTTAATATAAATTCTGATAATGCTAATGGTACTACTTTCTTTGAGCAAACTCTTTCTGTAGTTTTACAAAAGATAGACCACGATATGACTAATGAATTACGTCTTATGGCTTATTCAAGAAGTCAAATCTTCGTTCAAGATTCTAACGACAATGTTTATTTATTAGGAATAGACGGTGGTTGTTATGTAACAGGTGGTACGGTAGTAACTGGAACTGCTAAAGGAGATTTAACAGGATATACAATAGAATGGGGTGCAGAAGAAAAGAACGCTTTAATACAGCTTCCTGCTAGTGCAGGTGCAGGTACTACTGATTATCCATTTGACGGATTATCTGATGCAGACGCAGCATTAACTATTACTGTAGGAACTTGATCGTTACTCTAAATAGATAAAGAAAGGGGTTTTATGCCCCTTTTTTTGTACATTAAAAAACAATATCCTAACTTTTATATTTATAATAAAATACTATGGCTTGGAAACTTAAAAAAGAATGGGAAGGCAAAAGCGTTGATAATATCAATATTCCATTAGATGAATTAACACAAAAGCAAATACAAGGATTAAACGATAGTGTTAGAAATAGTTTATTTGTAGAAGAAAAACCTAAAAAGAAGAAAAATAGTGGCTTGGAAGATTAGAGAAGAATACAAAATTGTAGCCCTATACCGTTTAAACGAACCATTTAATGAAGAATACCATGCTTCTTTTTTAGAACTTTATCCTGAATTTTTTGAAGAAATATGAAATATACAGTAAAACCAAAATACGCAGATGAAATTATAGGAGATATAAATACTTTTGATAGTGATGCTTTAAAAGTATTTGCAGAGCAGAACCCTGAATTGATTAATAAATACTTTATAGAACAATGATTCAATCTTATGTAACAAATGCTAATGTAGTATTTGCAGCTTATGTTAATATATATGATATAGTAAGCACATATACCTATACCCCATTATGGGTTTTAACAAGCCAATTAACAGGAAAAGAAAAAGCATTTATTCCTACTGTTTTTACTCAAACAACTAAACCAAGAGCAGCTTTGTTTTTGTATCAAACTGCTTCTGTTGTAGCAAGTGAGAATTTAACAGGTGGTCTTATATTTTTAGGAGATACAGATTATCCTTTAGGGTTTTATGATTTAGAAATATATAATAATTCTTCTGCTTCTAATCTTGATAAGTCAGGATTAACAAAATTATTCACAGGATTATTTAATGTAAGAGGTGGAACAAATAGAGAATCAGTAACATACTCAGAATACACAACTAATGACGCAGACACAGAAAGCGTTTATGTAACAATATAATTATGAATTTAGATTTAGTAAAATTAAGCCACTATAACATCCCTCACTTAGTAGAAGATACTAGAAATGATTGGGTAAATTTCGGACAAGACAACCTCTACCCTAACTACCTACTAGACCTATTCTTAGGAAGTGCTATCAATGGTGCTTTAATTAAGTCAATAGGTGCTATGATATATGGCGAAGGATTAGCTGCTACCAATGCAGATGATAATACAGACACAAAAGAGTCTTATTTACGACTTACAGAGCTTTTACATAATTCTGATGATGATGTATTAAAAGACCTGGCGATGGATTTAAAGCTATTTGGGGGTTGTTATGTTAATGTCATTTGGTCTAGGGATAGAAGTAGAATAGCTAAAATGCTACATATTCCTGCTCAATATATCCGTAGTGGTAAAATGATAGATGGAGAAATACGACACTACTACTACTCTGCTGATTGGTCTAAAACAAGAAAAGCAGAATATAAGCCAAGAGCATATCCTGCATTTAATACAGAAGATAGAACACAAGCTAGTCAGATTTTAATGATTAGAGATAAAAATCCTGCTTTATTCTATGGCTTTGCACCTGATTATGTTGCTGCTACTGACTGGATTCAAATGGAATTAGAGATTGCTCAGTTTCATTTATCTAATATAACGTCAGGAATGACTCCTAGTATGCACGTTGGGTTCTCTAACGGTATACCTACTGAAGAAGAAAGAAGAACTATAGAGCGACAATTAAACGCTAAATTTGCAGGTAGTGGTAATGCAGGTAAAATCCTTATCACTTTTAATGACGGTAAAGAAACTGCACCTGTCATAGAACCTATCCAAATGAATGACGCACAGTCAGCTTGGGAAGGTATGAGTAAACAAGCCGT